TCATGGTGTTACTCTTCTACCGAAAGTGCTTTTAATTGATCTGTGGTAGTACATGAATCTGCATCATTTGTAATGTCTCTGAGTCGTGCTTTCTCTGCTACTATTGCAGTTGTGTCTGCACTAGATTCCTGTGCTTGCATGAATAGAATGTCCTGTGCTTCCAAGAGTGGTTTACGATCTATCCTTAGACGATCCTTAGTAATGTCTTTTGCTTTAGGTATGCTTATAGTTATCATGCTCCCACTCCGTCTGTAAGTTCTGCCTCATCAACTTCCCAAGCATCTCTAAATGAACGATCACTTGGAATATCTGAATCTTCAACAATTTTATATTTAAGTCCAGTTGGAACATCTTTCTGTGCAAGTTCTTCCATTGTTCCTGACCATTCTAAGGTTGGTGTCAATACTGAGACTGTATTTTCTGGTGTTTTGTATATAATCTTCATATTTAATCTCCAAATACAATTACACTTACTCGACTACCATCGTGGTAGGAACCTCCTCCATCTAAACGTGTTTCTACATCTATACTTCCTGCTCCTCCTCCTATTTTTATTGCAGCATTAGCTTGATCTTCATTCGTTGTTGCAACTGTAGCATAATCATCATTAGCTAAAGGACTTGAAAAAGTAACTCTAAAGTTACCAGTACCATTATCTGTTAATGAAGAAACCCCAAAAGAATCCTTTATGGCAGGGGTTGCCATATTCATTTGAATCCAAGCTTTTGCAGTATCCAGTGATTTGCCAACTATCTTTGACTTGCTGTGACTTGTTCCTACTATTCCACTCATGTCATTCTCCTATGCGTTGTTCTGGTCAACAAAAGTTACTGTTACATCATAATTTGTACTTGCGTCAGATGTGAATAAATTTAATTGTTGGGAACCAGTTGGGAACGTGCCTGTATTACCTTGATCTGCGATAGCATCCTGCTCGGCTATTGTACTCAACGGCCCTGTAAAATTGACAGGCTCATAACCATTAAAACTAAATTTGTCATTCCAAACAAATGTATCATTTAATGCTATTACACTCCTGCATATTATCATTTCTTGTGCAGTTGTTCCTCCATAACTGTCATAGCCCATTATCCGTAGACGAGCATGATGAGCATCAGTAGCTCTAAGCGTACAAGTTATAATTACTGAAAGAACTGTATAAATATGATGTTGTACTCCCAGAATAAGATCGTGATCACCATTATCTCCTGTTAGGTCTTCAAAATGATGTGACCGAATTATCTCTGTTCCTGCTCCTCGTGCTATTGCCATATTATCCTCCTAATACCCAACTTTGGTGAACTGAATTTTCCATGAATGCTCCTTTTTGTTTTATCTTTGAATTAGTGTCAGTCTCAAGACCACCATTGGCTGTTATAAGACCTGTTGCAGTTGTAGTAGAACTATTAGTAACTGCTCCAGTATGTGTAGTTGTTGAACTGTTTGTAACTGTACCAGAGTGAGTAACATTACCTGTGAATGTGCCTCCTAAACTTGCACTAACTGTATCCCAGATTGTGATCGATTCAAAAACATCAACTTTCAGTATGTCTCCGTCTGCAGGGGCAGTTCCTGTGATTACTACTGCTGCAGTTGTTTTTGTATAATCGTTTGAGGCTCCCTCCTGCAGTAACACTCCGTTCAGGAATACTCTCACATAGTCACCACCAGTTGAAGAGACAGCAAATGATGAAGCCCCAGTTGAGGTGTCTGTTCCCTGGAGGAATTCATATGTGCTAATTAGAGCACCACCTTCCTCTGCTTGTTTACCGATATAAGGCATATTACGTTATCTCCATATACGAGATTATTATATCAAGCGCACTTGCAGTATCTGATTTTGCATAGATTTTATCCCCGGTTTGTAAAACAATTTTGTTTCCTGCCATTATCTCTAAAGAACTTGAATTGTTAATCGGTGCATCTTTAATAAGGTATGTTGACTCGTTTGCATTTGACGCACCTGCGTTTGCTGATGTTGCTGTTGTGCTCACCAACTGAACTGAACCCCGGATAGTTACTGCACTTGTGTTAGACATCATAATGCCTAGAACAACAGCAGTTGTTGAAGACTGCGCCTCATATAATTCTTCGAGTGTGGTTGAGACGTTGGTCTCATTTGTCATTCTAAAGGTATTCGCCATTTATTCCTTTCAACCAAGTGCCACACTTAAAGCAATTATATCGTCTATAGTTGCACTGTTATTCCAAGTAGATGCAGAAGCAATATAAGCGTCTGCTATTGCTGTTCCTTGCCAGGTTCCAGTTCCGATAGTTCCTACCGAAATTATTTGTGTTTGTGCTGCATCAACATTCAGTGTGTTTGTTGATAAGGTAAGACCTGTTCCTCCAACGAGAGCAGTTTTTGACATTGCGATTGCAGCGTCTGATTTAATATCTGCATTAATAATTACGTCACTTGCTATCACAGTGGCATTACCAGAGGAAGTTACATCCCCGGTCAGGTTTGCATTTGTTGTAACACTTCCTGCTGTTAAACCAGAAGCAGTTCCAGTTACATTAGTCATAACTCCAGAAGCAGGAGTACCAAGTGCAGGAGTTACAAGTGTGGGTGATGTATTTAGTACAACACTCCCTGTTCCAGTTTTAGAAGTTACTCCAGTTCCACCTTGTGCTACTGCTACTGTAGTTCCTTCCCAAGTACCTGTCTCTATAGTTCCTACTGAAGTAATTTGAGTTTGTGCAGCATCTACATTCAGTGTGTTAGTTGACAGGGTAAGTCCTGTTCCACCTACAAGAGCAGTTTTTGAAATTGCTATTGCAGCATCAGATTTAACGTCAGCATTTATAATTACGTCACTGGCTATTGAAGTTGCATTTCCAGAAGAAGTTACATCACCTGTTAAGTTTGCATTAGTTACAACAGTTGCAGCATTACCTGAACTTGTCACTCCACCTGTCAGGTTTGCATTCGTTGTAACAGCACTTGCAGTTCCAGTTAGATTTGCAGTTACTGTAACAAAAGTGGGCGAATTCCCAGTTCCAACTCCTTGTGCTGCAGTAGTTGCAGCAGATACCCTAGCAGCAAGTCCAACCTCAGTTGCAAGTCCTGCTTCGGTTGCTGTCTGGTTGATAAAGTTAGTTGAGGAACTGTCATATGCAAGCACTTCATTATCTGCAACAGAGGTAATCGTAATGTCATTCAACTCAGCTAAAGTATCTTCTGTGGCTACTTGACTATCAACATATGCAGTGGTTGCTACCTTGGTTGAGTTATCAGACGCACTCTGTGTGTTTGCTAAACAGTCTGTTAATGTTTTGTTTGTTAAAGTTTGTGTGTTGGTGAGCAGAACAGCATTATCAAGCGTGTCAAAATTCGCATTTAACTTTGTGCCCCAGGTTCCTTTTGAACTTCCAGACTCGGGCTTAGTTAAACTTAAATTAGTTGTTGTTCCGTCTGCCATTTTTTAGGTTGCAATTATGTAATTAACACAAAGGAAGGGCATTGCTCTTTGCTGAAAAGTTAATGCTGTATTTGCAAAAGCACCGTTAGATGAAGTTACGTCAGCAGCATCTAATGCTGTAACACCTCCTGTAATCGCAAGAGTTGCATCTGAAATTACTTTTGAAGATAAAAGATTTGGTTCCCCTACTGTATTATCAACAGCTGCTGCACCAGCAGTGTCTGTATTTTCTAACAACCGATCATGATTCGAGTTTGCGTGATTATGCGTGGCAGGAGAAATAGCAATAGTATCTGCATGACCGTGATCAATATCAACTGTGTGAGTATGAGTAGGCAGGTTCCCTGAAGCTATTGCAAAAGTTTCCTGTCCTCCCCACTCTCCTAACTCTCTTGCAGTAAGTGCAGATCCTCCTGAAGGTTCTGATCCTCCGTCTGCATCAGAAGCAGTATTACCTGCACCTGTGCCTGTTCCTATAGGTGCTCTTCCTCTAAAATCTGGAAGATTGAAAGTAGTGGAACCGTCACCGTCTCCGAAGCTTGTGCCTATAACATCAAACAAGTCATCATACAAAGTTCTTAAGTAAGCAGATCCGTCACAGGGTAACCAAAAATATCTTGTTGATCCTGAATAAGCAATAGATCCCAAAGCTTGAATTACAGAAGTTGATACACTTGCATAAAGTTTTATTTCTCCTGCTAACTGAGTCAAACCCTGTCTTGTAAACCTTGGTATAGATACTAAATAAACAACAGAACTTATAGTCTGTGTTGTGAATCCTGCATCTGTGGTTCCGTCTGCTTTTTTAAGATCAAGTACCGTATCACTGACAACGTTTTCTATTAAAAACTCTCCAAGATTAGCAGCATTACTTGAAGCATTTGCAATATAGATCCTGTCTCCTGCAACATAGGAATTAAAACCGCTGC